CATTTATAGAGCTTTGTTCATAGGTTAGGAGACCCATAACAGGTAAATCAGGATAGAAAAATACATCAGTCCCATCTGGTAAAGCAACACCAGTAATATTAAAATTAGAAGAATTTGGATCCGGAGGAACAGGAGGAGTAATATCAAATGTTGCAGTAGATACAGAGTTATCACTCCGTAACATTTGTTGAGGTCCTACTACAGGATTATACACGGTAAATATTATGTTACCGATACTGAATGCTTGACCTATTGCTGGAGTAAATCCTGCGTCAGCTAATATAGTTGCTATGTTACCAGATAGTGCTCCAGCAGTTATAAATCCTATATTGATTCTTAACCGTGACACTAATGAGCTTTCACCAATCCACCGTGAACCAAAACGTTTTCTTACACGACCTCTAAAAACATAAGCATTATTCAATTGGGAGAATGCCTCGTCTGGTATTAACCAAGGTTTAACATTAGTTTGTAGACCACTATTTTCTTCGTAAGGTGCGATAAAGAATTTATCTGGCATGTTAAATCCCTATTGCTAAGTAAGCAATTGTTAATCCTGCAGGAGGATTAACTAAACCAAATTGAGCAAATGTAACGGTAGTTCCTACAATAGTTTTTATACCGATAATATTGTTGTAGTTAGCAGCAGCATTAGTAGTAGAAGGAAATACAGCAAATACTGTAGTAAAGTTTGGTGATCCAGGAACATCAGTATTAAGGTCTATAGCCAGCGTTGATACGCTCGCCATACTAATACCTGAATGCCACTTAAGTAATATACCTGATGGTAATCGTGTCCAACCTGGGTTAGCCCATCCTGCTGATGTAAACTCTACTATTCGTGCAGCTACCGGAGCTGTTGACCCTAACTGATGAGTAAACACCAATTCTGGTTGTCCAGTTATAGCAGACGTTTGAGAATACAGTTGAACAATACCTGCTTGTGGTGCAGGTACAGGATTTTGTACCGGGAAAGATATCTTATTGTGTTGACCTTGGCCAGGTAAATTATAGCCAATATGATCTATTGCAAAAGCCGTATTGATAGTAGAGAAATTACCATTAATATCAGGTCTACTAGCAGCTAATGTCTGACCAGCGAGTGGAACGGAAATCAAAGCCATGATATCTCCTTAAATATGCTTCCATGTTCTGTGATTTAGTATATTACTAATACTTCCTACAGTAACATTAAATAACAAACTAATTTTACTCAAAGAAAATCCATCTTTTCTTAATAACCTAATTTTGCGCACATCACATTCTTTTAATTTGGATTTCCATACTTTTTCACCTTTCGTATGTCGACCTTTATTAACTGTATCTAATGCACCTTCAGATGGCGTTCCTTCACGTAGATGATCTGGATTTACACATGCTCGATTATCACATGAATGCAAAATGAACATTCCTGAATTAATTGGTTTTTTAAAAATTTCATAAGACTTTCTATGGGCAAACACTACTTTTCCTAGTGACTTAATTTCGCCATATCCATATTGATTTTTCATTCCTTTCCAATTCCAACAGAATTCAGTTTTTTGTGTATATCCTAATAATCTGCATTTATCTGAACAAAATGCGCGTGAAAATTTTCTGAAACAAAAAACCAAACAAGTTTCGCATGGATATTTTATGAATTTTTTACTCATATTTATACCTTCGTGTTTTTAATTTATTACATCATTACACAAAAATATAGTATGGGTATACCCTCTCTTGGCTAATACGGCCAACCACCACCGAACCAGCCGCCTATATTGTAATTTTTTCCTTGTGTATAAATAGTAACTGTGCGTTCATTTGCCTGTTGGGTAAGTGTTGTTCTCAGAACTAACCTTTCTTGAGTCTTAAACTCAGGCATAATAAGCTCAACAGAATCATTATCCATACGATCTTCAAATATCTTTTTAGCAGCACCGTAAGCAATATATTGCCACCATTGCGATAGATATGGCATAGCACCTGGATCTGCTGGATTATTCATAAATTCAGTAGGTCTAACATCAACCTCTAGTTGAATACTGTATGTTTTATCTGGTACCGGTCTAATAGTAAACTTAGTATCATAATACAGCATTGCAATAGGCTTACCTGGTTGGTAAAGAATCCCTTCAAACCAAATAGGTGCTGCAGTCTGCGTGAGAGATGGAAATGTTACTACAAATTCACCTGTCACATAGTTAATATAGTTATTAGGGTCTTGTGTCGTATCAAATGGCACAACTAACGGAACATTTGCTTGTGTAAGGTTACCAATCGTATTACTAATAGGAATATCAACCATTATCATTGATGTACCATTAGTATCTACGCAATTAATGTTCACATTCCTTTGTAAGATAAACGGTAGATTCGTTGATGGAGCAGTAATACGTCCTATAAAAGGTCCTGATGAATTATTACCCCTTAAAAGCGTATCTAATATCGTATTAGTTTGTGGCCACATTCCATAAAATACATCACGCCACTGTGTATAGAAGCTTTGAATTCCTGCCATAAATACTGGAGGATGGATTGCCACGTATTTATTTTTAAAGTTATACAATGGATCAGTAGTAACAGTAGTATTAGTATCATAAACATCTATACCCGGTTGAGTATAGAAGGTTAATGTAGTTCTTAATGAAAATAACCGTAAATGCTCAGGGAAATCATACAAAATAAATGTATTGATATACTCATCCAATTGCTCATTAGTGATCTGAGATGTAGATGGAGTTCGCGTTAATCTACGTACCTTGGTACGAATAGCTTGCAAGGTAGAATAAGAAGAATCTGGAATTATTGCCATTACTCACCTCCTTTTCCTAAGGGTATGGTAAAACGTTTTGGGTAGCTTCTGTTAATAGTTCATTCACTTCACCAATAGGTACCACCTGCGCAGGTGTTCCAAATGCACCTGGTTGATAGTCAGGCACAACGAACGCATCAAAATTAGTAGTATCAATTGGTATAGTAAACTGCGTATCATTAACTACCGTTATAGGACCATACAATTGATTAACCTGTACCATACCAAATCCATAAGGTACATACAAACGAACAATTAATCCTGTTGAATACTGATGGTTACCAGGATTAAGTCCATCAAGTGTAGTCGTTACCAATGCGTTCTCGTCTTGTGTAATGGAAAGTATATTTCTCATCGCACGCTGGAACGTTGGGAATGCTACTGCGTAGTAATTCGGTGTATTTGGTATAGCCACGTATCACCTCTATGGAGAAGCGGTTACTTCTACTAAGTTACTTGGATACATATCTGCATCATCATCCATATATTCTAATGAATGGAATGCGTAGCGATGTACCTTTTTAGCCATTTGTAGTGAATTTGTTTGTAATCTTCCATCTGCGTTTTGTGCGGTACGAATACCTTGCTGTCCAAACTCACCTTGAAGGTGTTGGTATTCTTTGTAATAACAATTGTTGTTCAAGTGACGTGCAACGCCTCGTGGTAAACTGTAGCGTTCGCCGTCCCACAATTCATATACTGCATTCTCATCATTTGGATAGTACTTATAACTAAAAACAACAGAACCGCGACCACCATTAGTTGCAGGATTCTCAAGGTTCTTAAATATCCCCGTCACCATCTCGGCGTCACGATCACGCATCTTCTTGATTTGCTTTGCAAAATCTTCACGAGTGATCTTTTTAGGGGAACTTTGAGATACTGTAGCTGATCTAACTTCTGGTTTGTTCATAATTTTCCTCATGTATATGGGAAGGATATTTTTCAATACCCTCCCCAATTTTTATCTATTGATTATCTACGCTAAATGATTTACCAGCAACCCAATAGATTATATCGTCTTCAACACCAGCAGGAGAACTTGACCCTGCTCGCAATTGAATACCTATTAATCCTGTGTTACGAGTAGCATCACCAAGAATATCAACACCAGCTACGAGAGCTTCTGCAGTATTCTCACCCATAGGAACAACTTGAGCTGGAGTAAATCCAGGTGCAGTTGTTAATGGGAAGGCAAATGCAGTGAATCCAGTGGTATCAACATCAATAGTGATAGTATTCATTTCACCATCAGCATCTGGTTGATCAATATCAACAATAGTAACTTGCATTCCATCTAGTTCGGTCATACCGTATGCTACAGCAGTAACGGTAGGAATGATCAGTCTTACTACTTGTCCTATAGAATAATCGTGAATTACTGACAAGGTCACAATAGCTTGTGTAGCTTGTGAAATCTTAGTAATAAAACGAGTACTTGGATAGAACAGAGGATTGTAAGGGATACGACGGAATGTACCAGCACCTGGGTTAGCGTTTGCTATTCCAGCCATGAATGCAAGCTCAAAGCTTACCCCTGGAGTTATAGTATCAATAGTAAAATCTAAACCACGAAGCTGTAAAGCTCCAACAGTAGAGAATATACGCACAATATCACCATCACTGAGTGATGAAGTATTAGCAGTATTAACTACAGGAGGGTTTGCGCTTGTTATACCAGTAAGTGCCAATGAAGGACCTGGTAGGTTAACTGAAGTATCAATGAGATAGAATCCTGAGTTAGCAGCGATTTGAGCTACAGCAAGAGCGCCTGTTACGGCAGTCTTAGTGTAAATCGTACCACGACCTTGCGTCATTCCCCGTTGCCAGTAGAATTCAGCGCCAGTCCCTGCACCTGCAGCATATGATACTGTCAGGTTTTTAACCCACATCCAATCTAAATCAGAGCGTATTGCGATTATTTTCGCTTCGCCATCAGCGGTGAAGCGACCTTGATTAGTTCCTGAAAAAACAACTGACATCGTATTCTCCTTATCGTAGTGTACAACGCATGTTGGTTATCCAGAGATCATTCAGAATACGCGGAACTTCAGCAAATACATAACCAATGGTTACGTTCTGAAATAACGGATCTGAGAACACTGGCGGTCTATACAAGAATCGTGCAGAATAATTATCTTGCTCAACGCAAGCTAATGCTTCCATACCTTGTACAAACACGTTATAAACATCGTTACCTAATCCTGAAGCGTTTGGTGAAACAGACGCTACTGAAGAAAGCATGAAGCGGACGTTATTAACACTTCCCCACTCACTTCTTAATACACGATTGTCGTTTGGATAGTTCCATTTAGAAATGAACCCGTTTATATTGTTCAAATCTTTGGAAAGTTTAGTGTGACCTAAAGCCAAATACGCATCACGCACTGGACCTGTTCCAAATTTATCTTCACCACCGATAGTATCTAAAATCATCCATGCATCATTGGTTAACAATGAGGAGGTAACTTCATCAATATCAGAAAGAGATAGATCAGTTGGAAGATCACCATTATTACCACCAGTACAGTTATACATGGAAGCAGTAGATGCTAACATGTCACGTGTTAATTGATCTTCAGTCATACGTAGACTCAGACCTAAAAGTTCTGCAGTCTCGTTTAAAACTGGATCTTGGTTTTGTAAGGTAACTTGTTGGTTAATAGCTACGTATAATCCATAAAATGACATAGTAGCATCAATATCAACACGATTTAATGGAGTCGCTGGAGGTGTTGCGCCGCTAGGTCCCAAAGGAACTGGAGCAGTTGGCAATCTATCATAGCGAGCCATACGTAACGTTCTTCCGCCTTTAGCTGGCAACCGTTTGGATAGTGCACCTAATTTCATGATCAGGTTCGGTGTTCTTACCGATAAAAGCACATCATCAAACGTTTGCTGAACTGGAGCAGGAAGCGTTGTAGGTGTAGTTATCATACACGCACTCCTAAAAGTACAAACATATATAAATTAGACTTATTTTGACTTAGAGGTGAACGACTTCTCGTTTCGTTCTGAGTGTGACGACTACTCATTTCGTCTGAAGTGGCGAGCTTCTTTACGCCTGTGGTAGCGAGCCACATTTCGCTAAGAGATAGTATAATAAGACTTATCGTAAAAACACAAGAATTGTAGAAATGAAACATCCCCATAAGCAGTGTGTCTTATGAGGACCAATAAAAACAGAATATCTCAATTAACTCCCTATGTCTCTTCAAAGTTTTCTAGAAACAATGATCCAATCAATATTTTCAAATACGATTGCGGAATCCGCGCGGTTCCGCTCTTGTCCGCTTTATAAAAATTGATAAATAGTTTATGAAACATCCCCATAAGCAGTGTGAACTTATGAGGACGGTCATAATAGTAGGTTCCAACCAAAAAGGATAAACTGGAACCCAACATAACATACGTTAATATCTAACGTAAGACAACTTTACTGCTTATAACGCTTGGCTTCTTCAACCTGGCGACGAAGTTGATCTTTACGAGCTTCGGTGAGGATCCGACGA